CGACGCCGGTGCCGCGGACCAGCCGCAGTGGGTCTCCGAGCTGTGGCAGGCATCCGAGGCGAACCGCCCCTGATCGACGCCCTGGGCACACCCCGCCCGCTGACCGCCCTGAAGGTCATGGGGTACCGCCGCGTGTACACCCAGCTGGTGGACGAGTACGCCGGGTCCAAGGCGGACATCTTCTCCGGGGAGTACACGACCGCTCCGGCTGAGGCACCCGCGCAGAGGTTCGCCGGGGGCAACGACATCGACCGGGCGTTCTTCGACCTGGGCGATGGGTCGTTCATCCGGGACTGGTTCGTCGCGGCGACCGACGACTACAAGCGCCAGACCGAGGCGTACGTCGCGACCGCGCTGCTGGCCGCCGCGACCGTGGTCGCCGGCCAGACGTCCGTGATCGGTGCGCTGAACACGATCGCCGCGGACCTCAAGGCGATCGGGGCGAACCTGGACTTCGCGGTGCTGTCCCCCGCGGCGTGGGCGGACCTGTCCGGGATCACCACTGCGGACGCCCCGTGGTGGCTGGCCGGGTCCTCCACGTTCGACATCAAGGGACAGGACGGGTCGGTGTCCACCATCACCGTGGTCGTGTCCCCGGCCCTGACCGGCACCCAGGTCCTGGGCGGGGACGCCCGGACCGCGACGTTCTACGAGAAGAACCCGCCCGTCGCGGTGCGCGCCGAGGTGGTCCCCAAGGGGGGCATCGATGTCGGCGTGTTCGGATATGTGGCGCTGCTGGTCAACGACGCACGCGCGCTGCGCAAGGCAACCTATGTCGCACCCGTGGCCGCGACCGCGTCCTCCCGCAAGTCCTGAGCACCCCTACCCCGGCCCGCCCCCACGGGCCGGGGTGTGGGGCCCACCACCCGAAAGGTGGACGGATGTCCAACCCGTGGGTTGACAAGCCGTACGCGCGCGGCGCGTGGCCCGACGCTGCCAAGATCAGCGACGACCGGTTGGACCAGCTGCTGGACATCGCCTACGAGGCGTGCGCGTCCTACGCCCCCACCATCACCGCCCCGGCCCTGGTGCCGGCGCGGTACGCCGAGGCGGTGGTCCTGGTGGCGCGGGCCACCTGGACCGCAGCGCGGGCCAGCTCGGACGGGTTGGGCCTGAACGACGGGACGGACCTCGCGTTGCCGACCCCCGTGCTGGGCTCCCAAGCCCTGCAACTGTTGCGGCCCCCGGGGCCGGTGGTGCTGGGATGAGCGCCCGCCAGGACCTGATCGACCTACTGGCCCCGACCTTGCCCGAGGGGTGGGACACCTACCCCTACCCCGCCACGGTCGACGCGATCGAGCCGGGGACCACGGTGCTGCTGGTGGACACCTACGCCGAACAGGCCGAACCGATCCGGGGGCTACGCGCGCACACCGTGACCCTGGTCCTGGTCGTCCCGTACACGTCCAGCCCGGACGCGGACGACGCCCTGGACGTGGCGTGGGACGTGCTGCGCCCCGCCCTGGACGACCTCGCGGGGGCGTCCCTGATCCACTGGACGGACGCCACCCGCGCCACCTTCGCGGCCACCTACCCCGCGTTCACGATCCCCGTCACGATGAAAACGAAGGACTGATCAACCATGAGTGTTGTGCCGCTGACCGCCCCGTACACGATGTCCACCGCCACCCTGACGATCGACCTGACCAACACCGGCGCCGGGGACGACTACACCGCCGCCGTGTCGCAGGCGCAGTTCGATCCATCGTTCAGCTCGAACACCTGGACCGGGATCGGGGGCGACGCCCTGACGTTCACCTCCCCGGCGTCCTGGGCCCTGGTCCTGGCGATCGCCCAGGACCTCGCACCGACCGGTCTGCTGCGGTTCCTTCTGGACCACGCCGGCGAACAGGCCACGGTCACCCTGACCCCGCTGGCCGCGGAAGACCCGATCACCGCGCAGGTGATCCTCGCGCCGGGGTCGATCGGTGGGACCGCGGACGGGTCCGCCGCGGTGGCGACCATCACCATGGGGGTGCAGGGCAAGCCCACGTTCACCGTCCTGCCACTGGCCGACGACGACCAGGACGGTGACGTCCTGGAGTACGAGGACCTGACCCCGGCGACATCGGCCACGACATCGCACGACGTCGCGTGACCCCGTGGGTAAGCTGCTGACCACCGATGACCGGGCCCTGCGCGCGACGGTGCTGGGGTTCCGTGAGCTGGAGCCTGCCTACCGGCGTGACCTGAACAAAGCCACACGCACGGTCCTGGGACCGGAGTTCACCCGCGCGGTCGCCAAGCACGGGCGCACCACCCTGGACGCGCGGGTGCTGGTCAAGGGCGCGACCGTCAAGGCCGGCAACCCCCCGGTTCTGGTGGCCGGGGCGTCCCGCCGCAAGATGCGCGGCGGGATGGTCCCCGACACCGACGCGCCCGCGGTGGAGTTCGGCACCCTGAACCGGAACCGGCGCACCACCTACCAGCGCCAAGGTCACCGGGTCACCCGCCGCACACGCGTCCAGCTCCCGGCGCGGGTCAAGTCCGGTCGGGTCGTGATGCCCGCTGTCGCGGACACCATCCCCAAGGCCGCGTCGATGTGGGTGCAGATGTTCGTGCGGCTGGTCTACCAAGCGGCCGGGGAGGGGTGACCCGTGGCGATCCGGATACCGATCATCGCGGACGTCATCGACGCGATCCGCGGGACCAAGAAGCTGGGCGAGTCCTTCGACGACGTGGCCGACGCGCTGCAAGATGTGGACCGCCAGAGTGCCGGGGCGGGCGCCGGGGTGGAGTCGGTCGGGGACCACACCGCCGACACCGCCGACGACGCCGACAAGATGGAAGCATCGTTCCGGGATGCGTTCGACTCCGTCCGCAAGGAGGCACGCGCCACCGGGGACGACATCGGGGACTCCATGCGGCACGGCACCGACGGCGCGTCGGACGGGGTGCAGGAGATCGGGCGTGAGGCGGAGTCCACCGCCAAGGAGACCGCAGCGTCGTTCGACGGTTCCGCCGAGTCCATCACCGGGGCGTTCCAGGAGGTGGCCGCGAACGCGTTCGCGGGGTTCGGTCCCGCGGGTGCGATCGCTGGGCTGGCCGCGGCGGGCGGTATCGGGATCGTCACGTCCAAAATGGAGGAGGCGAAGGAGAAAGCCCAGGAGACCGCCGAACAGGTAGCCGAGATTGCCGGTGAGCTGATCGACCTGGGCGCCGCGAAGCTGGGCGCCGACCAGGTGGCCGACGCGTTGAACGAGCTGGCGACCACCGCCGACGACGGGAAGATCCCGCTCGATGAGCTGCGCACCACCGCCGACAAAGCGGGCATCGCCTACAACGACTACGCCCAGGGGGTCGCCGGGGACTCCGCCGCGCTGCAACGGTCCTACGACGAGGTGACCGGGGCGCTGGACGAGTACGCCCGTCAGGGCAAGGTGATGGTCGACACCTACGGGCTGGAGTCCGACGAAGCGCAGGACTGGGCGGACTCCGTCAACACCGAACGCAAAGCGCTGGAGGACGCGAAGAAAGAGCTTCTCGAGCACGACGCCACGATGGACCGTGCCGGCAAGACAGCGAAGAACTACGCCGACGCGACCAAGGGTCTAGCCGTCGAGACCGAGGCGCAGGCCGCGGCGACCGCCGCCGCCGCCGCGATCAACGACTCCTACGCCCAGTCGCTGGTCGCCGCGGGTGACCCGGTCACGGTGTATGAGTCGATCCTGGACCGCAAACAGGACGCCGAACAGGCCGCCGCGGAGGCGACCGCCGCGGCGACCAAGTCCTCGGAGGACTCCTGGGAGGACTACGCCCAGGGGGTCACGGTCACCACCCAGGACCTGATCGATGAGTGGAACAGGCAGGCCGCGGAGAACGCGGCGTTCGCGGACAACCTCGCAAAGATCGGTGCCGCGGGTGGGCAGGCGTTGGCCGACGAGCTGAAAGCCAAGGGCCCCGAGGTGGCTGGCGCGACCGCCGCGGCGATCGCCGCATCGGACCCCACCACACAACAGGCCGCGATCGCCGCGCACGCCGGCGCGACCGGTACGGCGATGGGTGGGGCCATGGCCGGCGGGATCAGCGGGCAGGGCCCGACCGTGCAGGGCGCGGTCAGCACGCTGATATCGGGTATCAAGGTGGGGTCGCTGACGGTCCCGCTGAAGATCGACACCGCCCAAGCGGTCCGCGACTACGACGCCTACGTGCGCAACCTGGCCCCGGTCAAGGTCCCTATCCGCGGCACCCCGCAGGCGGTGTGAGCCATGGCGACCACGATCACCAAGGGCGCGAGCATCGTGCTCGCGTTGTTCGTGCTGGGCTGGGACACGCCCCGCACCGCCCGCACCGTCGAGCACAACGTGATCGGCAAGCCCGTCCCGGACTTCACCCTGCGCCCGTCCGGTCCGCGCGGCGGGACGCTCACCTACTTCTTTGACGACCTGGGCGACGCGGTCGCGTGCGAGACGTTGCACGCGGACGCCCCCGCCCCGCTGACCGTGGCCGACCCCGCGATCCCGGGGGGGTCGCTGGTCTACGTCGTGACCGGGGACGTGACCTTGTCCGCGGCCAACGAGGCGGGCGCCGTGTGGACGGTCGCCGTGGGATTCCGGGCAGCCGCATGACCCTGTCCCACCTCCTGGCCACCGCGAAGGTGGGTGCCCGCAGCTTGCCGCTGCGGGACGTGGCGCTGAGCATCGATGAGACCCGGTCCCCGTTCGCGTTGGCGGACCTGACCATCCCGTATGACCCGGCCACGATCGACGCCCTGGACCCCCGCACCAGCCCACCGCCGCGGCTGACCCTGACCCTGGAACGCCGGTTCTCCGCGGCCCTGACCCTGGCCGCGATCAGCACACAGTTCGCCGGGGCGACCCTGCGGGCGATGTCCACCACGTTCGCCGGGGCGAAGCTGGCCGCGCTGTCCGCGACCTACGGGGTGGCATGGAACGCCTACGGGTTCCGTGCCGCGCAACGGGTGACCGCGGACCTGGTGCTGCGCTCCAGGAACATCGACTTCGCCGCGAACACCGTCGCCCTGGGAGCCGCCACAGATGAGGCGCTGCTGCTGGACTACGGGCTGATGAACCCCGCCGCGGTGTCCCCGGCGCTGCTGACGGTAGGGGACGCGGTGCGCCTCGCGTTGTCCTACGCCGCCCCGGGTGCGGTCCTGGTCACCACGGACGGAGCGCAGGTCATCACCGCGGAGTCCGCCGCGTGGAAACCGGGGGTGTCCGCGTGGGAGTACGCCTCCACGTTGGCGACCAGCGCGGGCCTGCGGCTGTGGTGCGACGAGCACCGGGTGTGGCACCTGGCCGCACCCAAGGACATCACCACCCCCGGTCAGGTCGCGTTGTCCGCGACGCAGTCCGTGACCACCGCGACGGACCTGGTGACCCGCGACACGGACGCATGGTTCGACGCGGTCGTGGTCACCTACGCGTGGACCGACGCCGGCAACGTGCGCCGCGAACAGTCCGACATCGCCGGCCCACCCACCGCGACCCGGGTCCTGCACGTCACCGAGTCCACCCCGTACCCGCGGGCGGGCGCCGCAGCGGCACGGCTGCGCAAGGTCAAGGGTCAAGGTCGGGTCCTGAGCATCGCGGCGGTCGCGGACCTGGACGCCTACCCCGCCAAGGGCGCGTCGCTGTCCGTGCCGAACACCCCCACACAGATCGGCTACGTGGCCGCGGTCACCTGGACGTTGCCCGCCGATGAGATGACCGTGCAGACCCGCGAGCTGGTCGACACCCCCGCGACGTCGTGGCTGTTCGGGAACCCCGCACAGTCCTGGACGGACGTCCCACCCGGCATGACCTGGAGCACGTTCACATGGACGGGAGTGGCCCCCTGATGGCGATCGGTGACACAGCGGCGGCGGCGGGGCTGGTGGTCTACCCCGCCACCCAGGACGCCCGGCTGGGGTATGAGAACGACAACCAACGTGGTGATGAGCTCGCGACCCACATGACCGCAGGCACCCATCACTGGACACAGATCACCGGCAAACCCGTGATCGTCGTGTCCTACGTCGGGCAGGACATCCGGCTGCGCACGGACGCGGGCCTGACCCGGGTCCTGATGTATGTCGACGGCACAGAGTTCGACCTGGCCCCGCTGTCCGTGGTCACCGCCCTGGAGGCACGGGTCGCGGCCCTGGAAGCGGCGGCCGGCACGACCACCGAGGGGGCCTGATCATGGCCGTGGGAGCACCCGACCCGAACGGGATCTACCAGTACACCGAGGACGACCTAGCCTCCCCGTTCTCCGACACCCTGAACAAGCTCGCCGGCACGACGTCCACGAAGGTCGCCGCCCTGGCCGCGGGCATCACGAAGATCACCGCGAAGGTCCTGGAGGCGTCCGAGGCTGCCGCCTACACCGGGACCGCGGGGCAGCCCTTGATCCTGGCCGGACCGTCCCTAGTCCTGACCCCGGGTAAGTGGTTGCTCAAGGCGGGGGTGACGGTCCGCAACGCGACCGCCCTGGACTACGCGTCGTGCGGGATCTGGAACGCGTCGGCGCCCGCGGAGCTGGCCCGCTCCAGGGGGTCCGCGGGTCAGGTGCAGAACACCGCCCAACCGGTCCCGCTGGAGTCCCGGTGGACGTATGTGTCCGTCTCGTCCAACACGCAGGTCTGCCCGGTGGGGTTCCCCAACGGTGCGACCGCGCTGGCGACGACGATCGCGGCGGGGTCTCCTACGGCGTGGATCACCGCGCAGTTCATCGGTGGCCTATGACCCGCACGGGGCAGGCCGCGACCGACTGGGCTCACTCGCGGGTCGGGAACGGGCCCTACCCACCGGACGGGATGGAGGACAGCGGCCTGTGCTTGAAGTACACGCGTCAGTGTTTCGACGTGGCGTCCTACTACGGCACGGCGATCGACGCGTGGACGAACAACCCCGACCAGCGCACCGACCGCAACCCCCCGCCGGCTGTGCCCGTGTGGTTCTGGTCCAGCTCGCCCTATCGTCACGTGGCGTTCTGGGACGGGTCCGCGGTGGTGTCCACCTACAACGACGACGTGCGGGTGTTCGCATCCCTGGCCGCCGCCGAGGGGGTCTACGGCGGATATCTGGGGTGGTCCCCGCAGATCAACCGAGTAACGATCTACACCCCACCGGAGGTGGACGAGTTGACACCCGACGAGGTAAAAGGCGCGTGCGAAGAAGCGGTCAAGGGTGTCCTGCGGGCACCGGAGTTCCAGGGGTACATGCGCGACCTACCGTGGGCGCACCCCATCAACGGTCCCGACGCCGCGGAGCTGTGGCTGCGGGATGCCCGGTTCGCCCCCGAGGTCCGCGCCGACGTCGCGGGGGTGTCCGCTCAGGTCGATGAGCTGGGCGCGGCCGGGACGCTGCGGTCCTGGCCGTCCACCCTGGCGCTGATCCTGGCGGTGTCGGTCATCGCGGGGTTGCTCGCGGGGCTCATCTCCCAGGTCGTCGAACAGGGCGCGATCGCCGGGGCGGCGACCCTGTTGGGCGGGCTGGTTGGGTGGGCTGCGACTACCGTGGGACAGCGCGCCCGTACGGCACGCGCTGAGAGGGGAGCACACCTTGAGTGACACCGACGACACCGACCGCCCCGACCCCGGGACCGACCCCGGCCACGACCTGCGCCGTGACCCGCAGGACCCCGACGCCCGCCAACCCGGCGAGCTGCTGACGGACTACTGGAGCCGCGCCGGGTCGATGCGGGCCACCCCCCGCCAGGACATCGATCCCCCGTGGTACGCCCCGGACGACGCCCAGGACCACGACCAGGACGACGCTCAGGGGTAGCTCATCGCGGTGGGGGACCGGTGGGGATGTCCGTAGGGATCGGCCACCACAACGCGAACGCGAGCACCGCGATCGCGAGCACCGCCAACAGGACCCATTCCCACCACCGCACCCGGTCGCGCTTCATCGGGGCGCCACGTACAGGCGGTCCGAGCGGTCCGGTCCGTAGGGCCCGATGACCCCGAGGTGACCGTCCGCGACCAGTCGCCGGACCCCGGTCGTGGTGGTCTCCAGGTAGCCCGCGACGTCCCGCAGGCGCCACAGCCCGGGCGGTACCTCCCGCGACATCGGTCCGACGTCGCCCGATATCGCACCCGCCGCGGGCTGCGACGTCGCCACGATATCGCGCGATGTCGGGGGTAACGGTTCCGCGTCCGAGGGGACCAGCCACCCGGTGGACGTCTCCACTGCCCCGGGGAACCGGCCCTGCGACCGGTAGACCTGCGCCTGCCGAGGGGTCAGGCCGCGGGCGGACGCCCACGCCCGCAACGTCACCAGGGTCGCGTCGCTCATCGTCATGAGCGATATCGTACGACATCGCTGCGACGTCATCCCCGGTAGAGGAATTACACCGCTGTAACTGGACGCTTGATCTAGATGCGTGATGGGGCATAAGCCTAGGTCTCTGGGGTTGAGCAACAGCTCCGGGGGCAGGGGGGCCCGACATGGCGCATCGGCGCGTCCACGGTCGGCACACAGCTCCGGGCGCAACACGCCCGCAAACGGCTAGGTCCCGCACCCAACAGGGTGCGGGACCTAGCCTCACGTTTGTCCGGCCAACCCCGCCAAGGGTGCCGGAACCCGCGTAGTTCGCCCTACGCGCACCGCATGAGGGTAACCCCTACACCGCGGGTGCGTCGAAGGCAACACGCACCCGCTGGGAGCGGAGCGTTAGCCGTTCGCCCGGAGTTCACCTATCGGGTCTAACCCCCGTCGCAGGGCTACACGCGTATGCCCGGATCGCACCGGGCCCCGTCGTCGCAGGCTAGGACCCCGCGACGCTCGACGGGTACGCGCTTGTCCCGACGCGTCGATGTCGGGGCGGACTGGTCACCACCGAGGGTGACCGGGTGAGCACAGCCGGTGGAGTGGCGCCGACCCCGTAAGGGGTCGGAGTGGAGCGACGCAGGGGTGAGCCCCCTGGGGGACAGCGGGTCGTTGATCCTTCCCTGTGCGCCAACCTAAGCGGATCCCCCCATCTGCTGACGGGGTCGGGCACGAGCCACACGACCCACGGGCGCCCTGGACGCGGTGCACCGGGCGGCCTGAGCTAGTCTCGCCGGCCCCGGGTGAGCACGCCCGTGCCGTTGATCCTGGGCGCCGTGTCGGTGGTTCGTGCTACCCCTGGACGATGAGCAACGACAAGGTCGCCGCGACGTTCCACCCGGGCACCGAGCCGGCGCCCGCCCCCGCCCAGGACGACGACGCCGTGGACGGTGAGCTGCTGCCACTGTCGGTCGTCGGGGACATGCTGACCGAGGTCCTGAACCAGCTCGACGGGGTCGCGGACCTGATCGCTGCGCACCGTCGCGCCGCACGCGACGACCACCACGCCCTAGCCCGACTCCAGGACGTGACCACGCGCGTGAACCAAGCATGGACAGCGGTCCAGCTCACCCGCAAAGCCCTGCGCTCATGAGCGACCCCCCGCAGGGCGTGCGACTGGAGTACGACGACGGCACCGTCTCCGACGTCCTGCCCGTGCTGTACCTGGGACGCGACGACGACGGCCTAGAGCTGTGGGAAGCGTTGGCCCCGGACCAGCGCCGACCGCGCGCCCTGGTCGCGGCCGTCGTCCCGCCGCGCACCTCTGTCGTGGTGGGGTTCGCATGACCTGCGACACGCCGGAACCTGTAGTCCCGCTGTCACGGAGGCGTGACACATAATGGGGGTCATGCGATCGAGCCTGCCCGAGTGCGCGCACGGGTGCCCCGGTGGGACACCGTCCACCTGCGCCCTGTGCCGGGTCGTAGCGAACAGGGTGCGACGTCGTGCGACATCGTGGGGCGACGCCCGCAAGCTCGCAGCGGGGCCCGACGCGTGAGCACCTGGGGTGGGCGCCGCGCGGTGCGCCTGCGGCTGCTGACCCTGGGGGAGTACGGCACCGTGTGCTGGTTGTGCGGACGCGACGGAGCGGACAGCGCCGACCACCTGTTGCCCCGCTCGATGGGTGGGTCCGACGCCCTGGAGAACCTGCGCCCCGCCCACCGCGTGTGCAACAGCGCGCGAGGTAACCGGATCGGCGGCACCAGCCGCGCACCACGCGACGGGTCAGGCTGGTTCGCCGCGCCCGTCGCCGGCGTGGACATCACGACGAGTGATCCGCCCGAGTTTTAAGCCCTGACCTGCGGAAACTCTCCCGTCCCTTCTTCCTTTTTCTCCCGATCACCCACAAAATCCGGACAGAACGGCGGTGAACCCGCGTGGATCAGCACCCGTGGCAACCGACCCTGCCCGGACTGACCCTGCCCGGGACCGACACCGTCGGCGGTTCCCCACTGTCGAACGCGGCACGGGCCACCATCGAAGCGCTGGACGCGGCCGGACTGCTGGAGCCGCGGCACACCCTGGGCGTGCAGCTCGTCCTCACGCTGGCCGGGTCGATCGACGCGAACCTACGCCGTGACGGCAAGGTGACCGTCGCGATATCACAGGCCGCCCGCCAGCTCCAGGACGCGCTAGCCGCCCTGCCCGAACCGGTCATCGGGGAAGAGGACCCGCTAGCCCTGTTTCTGCGCGACCGCGCCGGGATCGCACGGGACGTGCTCACGTGAGCGGACCCACGCTGCTGGACCTGTTCTGCTGCGAGGGTGGCGCCGGCGCAGGGTATGCCCGGGCAGGGTTCACCGTCACCGGCGTCGACATCAACGCCCAGCACCGCTACCCCTACGCCTTCCACCAGGGTGACGCGCTGGAGTTCGTGCTGAACCACGGGCACCGCTTCGACGTGATCCACGCGAGCCCACCGTGCCAGGCGTACTCGATCACCCGGCACACCCACACCCGCCAGCACCCCGACCTGTTGGCCCCGACCCGCGCGGCCCTGCGCTCCACAGGCCGGCCCTACGTCATCGAGAACGTCGAAGGTGCCCCGCTGCTGAACCCGCTGCGGCTGTGCGGCTCAGAGTTCGACCTGGTCGCGACCGACGACGACGGCACCCCGCTACGTCTCCAGCGTCATCGGCTGTTCGAGTCCAACGTGTTCCTGACCGGCAACGGTGGCTGCCGGCACGACCCCCGTGTGGACGTCGCCGGCGCCTACAGCGGCGGGTCCTCCGATCGTCGGCACGCGCGCGAGGTGCGCCGCGGTGGGTACACCCCGGCCAAGCACGTCCGCGAACAGCTGCTAGGTATCGAGTGGATGACCCTGCACGGACTCTCCCAATCGATACCCCCGGCCTACACCGAGCACCTGGGCGCCCAGCTCATCGAGCACCTGGCGCTGGTATGACCACCGCGACCGCCCTGGGCGCCGCGTACGCGACCGCGCGTGACCCGGGCGCCCGCACCATGGGGCCACTGGTCGCGCACCTCGCGGGGCTGCTGGGAACCCCGCTCATGCCGTGGCAACGCTACGTCGCGGACGTCGCCCTGGAGCTGCACCCCGACGACCCCGCCCGGTGGCGGTACCCCACGGTCATCGTGACCGTCCCCCGCCAGTCCGGGAAGACCACGCTGCTGCGGGCGGTCGCCCTGGACCGGTGCCTGACCCGCGCCCGTACCCGGGTGTTCATGACCGCGCAGACCGGCAAGGACGCGCACACCCGGTGGAAGGACACCGTCGAGGTGATCGAGCGCTCCCCGTTCGGTCCGCACGTCAAGGTCAACCGTGCCGCGGGCGCACCCACGTTCACCCTGCCCAACGCCTCCCAGGTCCGCGCGTTCGCGCCCACCCCCAAGTCGATCCACGGGGAGACACCGCACCTGGTCATGGTCGATGAGGGGTGGGCGTTCGACGCGGCCCAGGGCGAAGACCTCATGGGCGCGATCCGCCCCGCGCAGATCACGTTGCCGGACCGTCAGCTGTGGATCGTGTCCACCCGGGGGTCGCTGGACTCCACGTTCCTGGACGCGTGGATCGACGCCGGCAGGCTCGCGACCACCGACCCCGGGGCGTCGGTCGCGTTCTTCGAGTGGTCCGCACCCGAGGGTGCCGACCCCTACGACCCACAGACCTGGGCGTTTCACCCCGCGCTAGGTCACACGATCACCGCGGACGACCTCGCGACCGAGGCAGCCGAGGCGTCCCGCGGGACCTGGGAACGCGCGTTCTTGAACCGGCGCACCACCAC